GCTCCTTCCATAATCATGTCAGATACAGCACTACCAAAACCTTGTGGCATATCCTCAAATAAACCTTGATAAAAAACTTCACCCATTTTCTCATCTAAAATGTCTAGGCTCATAACCATGTCACTAAAATTCATACCAGTTTTTAGTGTATTAAAATCTCTTAAAGCATCTGCGTTTCTTGCTTCTCTTTCTTTTCTTAGTCTTTCTTTCTCAGCTGCATCTTTTTGTTCCTGAGTCATTTCTTCTTTTGGTTTTTCAGTATCTAAAAACCCACTCAATGCGTCATCTACTATATCCAAACCAGCTTTAAATCCTGTTACCCATTGTGCAAATAAACCAGCTTCTTTTGTTCCTGGGACTGCTTCTTTAATTTTGCCCATTCCATCAGCAACAGGAAATAAGAATTTAGCAATGCCTCCAAATTTTAGTGATAAATCACCAAGAAACTGGTCAACTTTAGCAATCGCTGCACCCAACAACATTGCAGCTTTAATTACAATTTTTAATAAACCAGCTACAATTTCTACAACATTTAAAAGAACATTAAAAGCTCCTGATAAAGACTCTGCACCACCTGTTAAGTTTTGTATCTCTGCTAAAGCTGTAATAAATGTATTGCTTACAGCAGTTCCAAAATCTTCAAACGTCATTGTTGTTCTTTTAAACATTCTGTCAATTTTTGCTGTATTGCCAAGCAGAGCATCCATAACTACAGCAGGTGTAATTTTACCTTCAGAGGCTAAAGCTTTTAATTGTTCTATTGGATAACCAGTTGCATCAGCAATGTCACCTAACAATGCTGGTAAGATTTCTTGTACTGCTCTAAATTCATCACCAGCTAACCTTCCAGATTGCAGACCTTGTGACAACTGTAACATAGCTGATCTAGCTTCGTGTGAACTTACACCTTGAACTTTCATCATTTTGTTCAAATTGCTAACAGCCGTAAGCATTTGCTCTTGGCTATAGCCACTTCTTTCTGTAGCTAATGAGAATCTTGTAAACACAACTGCTGTTTCTTTAACGCTTGTTCTTGTTTCTTTAGCAACTTTTGCAATTTTTGCAAATGTATCTCCAACTTTTTTACCCGTAGGTGTAACAACTCTTAATCTGTTGTTTAACTCTGTTGCTTCTTTTGCAAATCCCAACAAAGCTGCAGCACCCAGTATTGCCATTAATGGAGCAAAAGTGTAAGTTAAGCTTTTTAATGTAACAGAAACGCCCTGTAAACTTCCATTGAAAATTTTTGCTGAATTAGATGCACCTTTCATTGCATCTCCGACACCTTTAATTGATTTTCCAGCTCCAGCTCCAGCAGGTGCTACTTTAGGTGCAACTCCACCAGCAGTAGGTGGTCCTTGTGGAAGAGGTGCAACAGATGCTCTTGCGGCAGATGTAGCATAATAATTTATAGACGCACCTGCAGCTGTGGCTGCTTGTCCTATTTGTGCAAATGCAACAGCTCCAGCTCTAATTCGAGAGGTCATAGCTACCTGAACTTTATTTGTGTTACTAACAGTTTGACCAAATTTTGTATATGTTATTGTTGCGTCTTTAACTAC